AATTTAGATGCTACTCCCTTTGAAGAAAAGAAAGAGGAAGTAAGTCAGAAGAAGAATGCAGTACGAGATGAAATAGATGCAATTAATCATGATTTAATTGAGTGTAAGCTAACGCTAAGAACTGCAGCTGAGGACTATAAACAGATAGGTACATCAGAAGCTGATTGCCCGGTATGTCTCCGGCCAATTGCTGATCATGATATAGAAGCTATCAATGAAAAGAAGCTTCATATAAAGGCTGGTATAAACAAACAGAAAACAAAACTAGATGAACTTACTAGTGACTTAAATGGTAAGAAGACTCTAGAAGAGAAAATTAATAACGCAATTCAAACTCTAGCCGATAAGATTACTAACATCGAGAGAGAGAAATATAGTATCAACCAAGTTTGTGACTCTGTTAATTATATACAAAAATGTATAACCGAAATTGAGAGTGAGTTAGAAGGAGTAAGGAATGAAACCAATACTTTTGATAGTGTAGTTAATGAGTATCAAGATAAGGTTAATACGATTAAGGCTGATATTAACAGTCTTAAAAATAGATTAGACTTCTTGGATGTTGCAAAGTTTGTAGTCTCGGAAGAAGGAGTAAAGAGCTTTATCGTTAAGAAAATTCTGCGTAACTTTAACTCTAAACTTACGCACTATCTCAAGAAGCTAGATAGTAATAGTATTTGCGTCTTTAATGAGTATTTCGAAGAAGAGATTATTAATGAAAAAGGTAAAGTATGTCTCTATAATAACTTCTCCGGAGCTGAAAGAAAAGCTATTGACCTGGCATGTCTTTTCTCATTTATGGATATGCGAAAAGCTCAAGGAGATGTACACTACAACCTTAGTTTTTATGATGAGTTATTTGATAGTAGTTTCGATGAAAAAGGTGTTGATCTAGTTTTAGAGATCTTAAATGATCGTGTAGAGACGCAAAAAGAGTGTATATTTGTAATTAGTCACCGTAAGGAAAGTATTAAAGCTGCTACCGGTGATATTGTATTTTTAGAGAAGAGTAACGGTATTACTAAACGCGTAGAATTTGTGGATTAAATAAAAAATCCCTATAATTAATAGTATATATGCTCAGCCAATCTCCCTTCCAGACGTCACCTATGCGAGGCACTCTCCCTATGGGACTAGCTAATCAAGTGCGTACCGTTCAACAACCAGCAACGCCAAAGCCTCAAGAGCTCGGTCTGCCACGTTTTATGAACTACTACGCTGATTACTCCGGCTGTGGTCACTGGAGAATGATATGGCCTGAACAGGTTATGAATGCTCATAATAAAGCTGTAGTGCATGGTACAACAGTAATGAATGGAGATACGAGACAGTATGTAGGAGTGAAGGGTGTGCGTATACAGAGACAAGCAACGCCACAGCAATTAGAGTTTATTAAATTTGTGCGCAATATTGCAGACAAACAAAATTTTAGGCTTATATATGAAATTGATGACATCTGCTTCGCGGAGGATATACCTGATTATAATAAGTTTAAGGGGGCATTTACTGATCCTCAAATTAGAAAGAGTGCTCAGGAGATTATGGCCATGTGCGACGAAATTACTGTTACATGTCCATTCATGCGCGACTACTATAAAGAGAAAACGGGTAATGAAAATGTAACTGTTATACCTAATTTTATGCCTAAGTTTTGGTTAGGTAATAGAAGCGACCTGAGTCGCACGATGAAAAGTTTTGAAGATAATAAAAAGAAGCCAAGAATCTTATATGCTGGTTCCGGAGCTCATTTTGACGTTGATAATAATGTAGGTCAGAAGGATGATTTTGAGCATGTAAATAATGTTATTGCTAAAACAGTTGATAAATATCAATGGGTATTTTTAGGAGCTTTTCCGCTGTCACTTAAACCATTAGTTATGTCTGGTAAGATCGAATTTCACCCATGGGTGAGACTTTTTGAATACGGCGACAAATTACGTGATTTGAACATTAATATGGTTGTTGCACCTTTACAAGATAACGTATTTAACCGTTCAAAGTCAGATTTAAAATATATAGAAGCATGTGCACTTGGCTTACCTATTGCATGCCAGGATATGTGTACGTACGAGAATGCACCCATTAGGTTTAAAACAGGAGATGAGATGATTGCTCAGATCGAGAGGACTTTAGGCGACAGACAGCGTTACAAGTCTTTATGCAAAAAAGCTTCAGTATATGCTGATACACGCTGGTTAGAGAGCGATATTAATGTCGACTGTTATACGGAACTTTACCAGTATAACGTCGGTGATCCTAAGAGAGTTAATCTAGCTAGATACAATAAGTAGGTTGATACTAAGCGGAACTACATTATAATTATGATGTGAGTTATCGAAATATAGTATATAATGGTAAGGAGAGTTCAATTAAGCTCTTTACGTGGGATGAAGACGGTAAGCGTATATCTTATGAGGTGTCTCATGAACCGTATCTATTTGTTGAAGGTAACGGTAAGTACGAGTCTATTTTTGGTACTAAGCTAATTAAGAAGAAGTTTCAGAATCAGTATGGCCGGTATAAGTTTATTAAAGATACCGGTATTAAGAGAGTATTTGAAAACTTACAATCACATCAACAATATCTTGTAGATCGTTACTGGGAGGAGAACGAAGAAGAAGACTTCAATAAGCATCCTATTAAGACGATGTTTATTGATATTGAGACTTACTCCCCCGACGACTTCCCAGATATTCAAACTGGTAATCATAAAGTAACTGTTATAACTGTATACGATACTATAGCAGATCACTTCACGACGTTCGGGCTATATGACTACAAAAATCATCAAAGTGACGTAACTTATATAAAATGTGATAATGAGAGGGACCTCTTTAAGAAGTATATTCAACATCTAGAGCAGGATTTTCCTGATATACTGTCTGGTTGGAACTCTGAGTTCTTCGATATACCTTATATTATTAACAGATGCCGCCGTATCCTTGGGGATGAATGGGTTGCTCGTATGTCCCCTACAGGTAATGTAACTAGTAGGATCATTAAGGGAGCCTTTGGGAGAGACCAGGTGAAATGGTCTATAGAAGGTATATCACTACTTGACTATCTTGATGTGTATAAAAAGTTCTCTATGGGTCTCCGTGAGAGTTATAAGCTCGATGCTATCGGTGAATTAGAGCTTGGTGAGAAAAAGGTTGAGTATGGTAATATGAATCTTGCTACTCTATCTGATGAGGATTGGCAGACGTTCGTTGACTACAACATTCAAGACGTTAGACTTCTTAAGAATTTAGATGTTAAACTGAAGTATATTGATTTAATTCGTATGTTAGCTTATTCCGGCCTAACTTCGTTTGAAGCAGCTATGGGGTCATTGTCCGTCATTAACGGTGCTACTGCTATTAGAGGTAGACGACGTCAGCAATGTATACCTACGTTCATTCGCAATGAGGATACTGGCAAGAATCCAGGCGCATATGTAGGCGAACCGTTAAAGGGATTTCAGAAAGATATTATTTCGTTTGATGCTAACTCACTATATCCGAACGTAATGATCTCTCTTAATATGTCTCCGGAGACAAAGGTAGGTAAAATTGAAGATAAGACTGACGAGGAGGTTACGATTAGGCACGTCAACGGTAAAACATTTACAATGCCTATCGAGAGCTTTGGTAAGTTTGTCAAAGACGAAGAGATCGGTATAAGTCGGGCTAATGTACTGTTTACACAGAAGCGTAAAGGTGTAATGCCTGAGATTCTCGATGAGTATTATAACAAGCGCGTTGAGGTTAAAAAGATACTTACTAAACTAAAGCATGAGTATGCTGCTAACCCGACACCTGCTCTAAAGGTACGTATTGATCAATTAGACTCGAAGCAGCTCTGTATCAAGATCTTTATTAACTCGATATATGGATACTTCGGCAATAAGCATGCCCCGTTCGGCGATGATGATATTGCCGCGTCAATTACCCTGACCGGACAGGCAGTAATTAAGACCTCTAACGAGTTACTCAAGCAGTATATAACTAAACGCGTAGGTATAGATGACGAGAAGAAGCTTAATGATAGTGTTATATACAACGATACAGATTCGTCATATATATCCCTTAAGCATATTATTGATAATACTGATATTGATTTTGTAGGACCGGATGGTAAGATAACTGACGAGTTACATAAAGAGGTTCAAAAGATTGAAGATTTCTTGAATGATAAAATTAAGATATGGGGAACGCGTTCCCTCAACTCTATGGACTGTAGGTTTGTTTTTAAACGTGAAATGCTCGCTGATGTAGGCGTGTTTCTGCAGAAGAAACGTTACGTTATGCATGTACTAGATGACGAGGGAATTGCCATGGATAAATACAAGTATACCGGTGTAGAGGTCGTTCGTAGTACTATGCCGGCAGCTATTAAACCTTATGTTAAGAATATTATTGAGACGATGCTGAGTACTCGCGATATTAATAAGACTAATAGTGTACTGAATGAAGCTTATAGGATCTTCAAGAGCCTACCTATTGAGGATATTGCTTTTGTGTCGGGTATTAAGAATTACGAGAAGTATTCGACTCAATGCAATGGCTTTACTACATGCAAAGGTATGCCTAGTCATGTTAAAGCTGCGTATTATCACAACATACTTCTCAAGAAGTTTAATATTGATAAGGAATATGAAGAGATTGGTAGTGGGGATAAGGTTAGATTTTTTTACGTGCAGAAACCTAATCCATATAACATAGGTAATGTGGCATATAAATACTACCTACCTAGCGAATTTAAGGAAAAGCTCAAGATAGATTATGAATTAATGTTTGAGAAGATTATCTACTCTGCTATTGAGCGCTTTTATGATAATGTGAGTTGGTCTATTCAACGACCCGGAGCTGCAGTTCAGACAGATTTATTTGATTTACTTAGTTGATTAGATAGGAACACCTGTATAATTATACGTATGACAGATAAGAAATATACCACATTTATTGATAACGCAGGCCGCACCGTTTTCGGTGAGGAAGTATCAAAAGGCGATTGCATTCAGGTAAAGAATCCTGTAATGATCACCGTTCAGCCTCAGCAGGATGGCCAGATGGCCGTGCAGCTTTTTCCACTATTCTTCCCAGAGTTTATTCAACCAGTAGGTGAAGATGCAGAGCGATCTACTGTCTTCTCCTGGAGTGTTCAAAACATCGCTCTAGGTAGTGAGTTCACAATCGAGCCACGTATTGTTGAGCAGTACGAGAAGGTTGTAAACCCGGTACTAGTACCGGTTGAGGCATCATCAGACGAAGCAGAGGATGCCGAGGTAATTAAGCTCTTTGATGAGTAAGATTTATCTGCTCGCCAGGTTACGCCTCTGAATGTATGTGTAACCTGGCAAAAAAATCTAAAAGATAAGTAAGTATTTTTATGTCAAATTGGTCAACACAATCATTCCGGCCTCCGTCTGATGACTCGTCATACTTCGGTCATGTAAGACAGGACGAAGCCGAAAAAATCCGTAATGAGATTAATCAGCAAGTACGGGCAGAAGCTAATGCAGCCATACATAATATTGTTACACAAAAAGACGCTGAAATTGCTAAACTGGAAGCGAGGATTGACAAGCTCAAATCAGCTCCGAAAAAATCAGAACCCGAAATAATTGAAGTCAGTACACCGCCTGAATATATAAAGGGTGTAATATCTGCAGTATATTCAGAGTCCGAAGACATACAGGTTATTAACAATGCTTTATATAGAGCAATAAAATATGGTCAATTGACCGAGGATGATCTAAAAGATGTGAATCTTGAAAGACTGAGAACAATTATACTCTCATGGAAAGCGTTCTTTGAGGAATATAAATGGAAGAGTAACCATATATCTGTAAAGATTAAAAAATTACTAAAAGAGACTGATAAACTGCTGAGTGAATCTTTGTAATAAATTACATACTGTATTATTTAATACAGTATTTTTTTTGTTGATCTGCCATAAACATATACTATAATCAGGTATATGAGTAAAGAAATTGACGATATTTTATCTGTAATTGATAAGTCTAATCCTTACGCGTCCTTCTTAAATGAGAGCGCTATTAGCAACGTAGACGGCTGGATCGATACTGGTTCTATGGTACTTAACGGTATTGTATCAGGTTCACTCCACGGCGGTATTCCAAAGAATAGAATGACCCTACTAGCTGGTCCGAGTATGACCGGTAAATCGTTTATTCTGCAAAAGATTCTAGCTAATGCTCAAAAGGAAGGTTTAATTCCAGTTATCTTTGATAGTGAGAACGCTATCGATAGGGATGGTGCTGAAGCGTTAGGTCTAGATGTTAGTAAGGTAAAGTATGTACCAGTCTTTAGTATTGAAGAATGCCGCAACACGATTTTCGACTTCTTAACTAAAGTAAAGGAGAAGGGTCAGGAAGGTAAATTTATAATCGCTATTGACTCTCTAGGTAATATGGAAAGTCAATTGCAGATCAATCGTCAGACAAAGGGTAATGTAAGTGCTGATATGGGTAGTAGAGCTAAAGCAATGAAGTCGCTATTACGTACACTTACTCAACTATCCGGCTTAACTAAAACTACTATTCTTGCCACTAACCACATTTATGAAGACCCATCAGCAATGTTTCCGTCGCTTGTAAAAGCAATGCCTGGTGGTACTGCTACTGTATATCTACCTTCTGTTACTATACAGCTAGCTCGTAAACCGGTTAAGGAAGACAAGAACACTGACGGCAAATTAGCTGTAGGTCAAAAGAGCTACTCTGGTGTTATTCTACGAGCACTGACCGTTAAGAATCGTTTCGTTAAGCAGTACTTGCAAGGTGAGATGTACCTGTCATTTGATCGTGGCCTGCACAAGTACTTTGGCTTATTGGATCTCGCGGTAGGTCTTGGAGCGGTTATACAGACTGGCGCAACATATCAATTACCAGATGGTAAGAAACTCGGCTATTATAGTAAGTGGAAAGATGATACTGAACTATGGGATAAGACTATTATACCGGTTGTAGAAGAGAAGATTAAGAAAGAATGGAAGTACAGTAATAAAGATGTAGGTGATACAGATGAGATTATTCCAGACGAAGTAACTGAGGATGCTGTGATAGCAGTTGAGTAGTAACTAGTATATAATTAAAGAATGAAAAGAAAAATTGTTGTAACTCTCAGTGGTGGGATGGATTCTGCTGTACTGTTGTTTAAAGCTGCGAAGCTAGCTGATGAAGTACATACTATTAGCTTTGATTATGGGCAGCGTCATAAACGAGAACTAGAGTGCGTTGAAAAGCAGTTAGCGGATGTCAGGAAGCTATACCCAGATAAAGTATTTCATAATAAATTACTTGATACAACTTTTATACGTGAGATGGCGCCAGTATCGTCACTCACTAATGATAGTATTGATACCCCGAATGTAAATGATATGATGGGGGAAGCTCAACCTAAGAGTTATGTACCATTCCGTAATTTAATGTTCTTGAGTATGCTTTGCTCTTATGCTGAGGCTGTAGGCGCTGGTGAGGTATGGTACGGGGCCGCGCAAGCAGATAGTTTAGCCGGTTACTGGGATGGATCTGAAGAGTTCGTGAATCAGTTAAATACCGTAACAGCACTTAATAGAGAGAATAGAATTACAGTAGTTGCTCCTCTTATTGAAATGTCTAAAAAAGATATCGTCTTAGACGGTGTCTCCCTTGGGGTAAACTTTAGTAATACATATACATGCTATTCAGGCGAGTACCCTTGTGACGTTGAGTCTGCTAGCAGCAGCTTAAGGCTACAAGGCTTCGTTGAAGCTAAGCTGAGGGACCCTCTAGATTACATACAGCAGGATAAGTTAGATGCTATATATGAGAAGAATGGTTGCAAGTCTATCAACTAATCCTTTTTACCCCACGATAGCTTACCAATAAGTCTAACTGAGATATAAAATAACGTAGCTATAACTTCCCAGAATATAGAGCTCTTTGCCTGTCTTATCATATGAAGTAAAAATCTAGTATCTGCCTCTTCCCTACTAAACCTCGTAGTATCATAATCTAGATCATGTACTTTGCAACTAGCGTTAAACCTAGTACTTAAAATCCTACGAACCCATTTCGGCGTCCACCACGCACCGCAATAGTATTTATTTTTCTCGTACTCACTCATTCCCCGTATGGGACAGCTAAGCCCTCGCTAATTAAATGTTGATTAACATTTAGAAATCCACTCTCTTGTGTTTCGTCTGGTATAAACACCTCTACCAGCCACCTACCATATTTACCGTACTTGTCCTTTATAGTGGTAATTATAATTTCTTTATCTGATAATAAATCTCTCATGTAATCCCTCGCAGCTATACCAGATTCACGCTCCTCACCTCTTACCTCCGGTGTATCTATTCCGAGTAATCGGACGCGCTGGTTTTGCATAACGACTTTGAATCCGAGATCAATATCCAATCTCAAGGAATCACCATCATATATGGATACTACTTTTGCCTTATAAGTGTATAGTGTATTTGCTATTAACATGTGTTATGATACAATTAATATCCTTGAGTATGCAGTCTTTGTTGAGCGTAAAGGTTTTGAACTCTTTCTCTCTCTCGGTTAGCGAGCATTTGGTTAATCTCTTGTTGAGACATTCTTACTTCTTCAGACTCTTCGCGTTTTTCAACAGGGGCTTTAGACATATACTGAGCAGTTGATTGCTCTTGATCTTCACCACCTTCTCTTTTTCTAAAGTATAGCTTCTGTGACGGGCTAAAGAACCATTCACTAGCATCAAAGTCTGACATTCCTCGAGCTTTTTCATACTGCTCTGGGGAAAGATGGTATTCATCTTTAATGCTCTTCTGCTCTTCATCCGAGGTACCATATCTTGCATTATCAGCACAATCCGGACACATGCCACAATCACACCCATTTTCGGCATCTTCACATGCAGCGTGCTTATCTTTAGCAGCTTTCTTCATCGACTCTTCTTTGTCACCATCGCTGTCCATATCCATATAGTCCGGCTTTGCCTCTGCATCTTCATCAAACTTTGATTGTACAGTGAAGTGATTAACGAGTGACTTAGTGATACTAGCTCTTTCTTGATCACCCTGTCTGCTATATTGGTCATGAAGCTCTTTAGCTGACTGAAGCATACCAGCTGCTTTATGAGCAAACTCACCAGCACCTTGTTTAACAGCGTTAAGTACTTCTTGCTTTACACTGACACCTTCAGCGTCTTCTTCTGTGTCGTAAACGGGTGCATAAGATGTATCATAATCAACTACCTTTCTCTTCTTCTTCATACCAGGAAATTTACCAGCCCTCATCGCATGCAAGTCCTCTAAATATTCCGGAATATCTTCATCTGAATGACGACTTGTATCAAAATCATCAAGCTCTTCGTCTTCCTTACTAGCCATTTCCCTTTCAAGAACTGCGATCATATCACGTAAGTATGCTTCGGCGAGATGGTACTCTTCGAACTGGTGCATGTAATCTAAAAACTGCTTGAACTTATCAATGCTGTCTACTTTTGCGCCAGTGTCAGCGATATTGACAAGTACCTTAGGGTCAAGCTCGTCAAGCTCTTGGAGTTGAGCAAGTACCTTAGTGAATGCTACTTTCAGTAGAAGCTTCTCATCCCCAATATCAGGATCTACTCCTTTTTCAACTGGAGCCTTTTCAATTGCATCCATTGTTGTGTTTTTGATCTCCTCAGCTGATAAGTTGCTATATTCCTTTGTCTTATAACCTTCATGTTTTTTAGGCCGAACGTTTTTGCCAGTTCTAAGTATCATCGCGATTCTAAGAAACTCTGATACTCTATCCTCATCTGGATTTTCGTCATCCTTACCGGTGGCGTATGCTTCGAATTCGTTTGCAAACGTATCAAGCATTTCTGGGCGATCAATTGCAATCTGACCTACCATTGCATTAACATCTTTTGCTGATGGTTTTCTTTTTGAATCTTTAAATTCAGCTGGAATAACTTCAGGGTGCTGATCTTGAAGGTAATTGAAGAAAAATAAGCGAGCATCACGGTATGGTACACCTATGTTTAGTTTCTTCATTTTATTAACTACTGGCTTCAGTGTCTTAGCAATACTTTCCTCTAGAAGCTCTTCAGCAAAGTAATGTTCACTGCTCTCATTAATTACTCGGTTTGTCCATGTAGCGAAATTCATAATAATATTTATGGATTCTACACTGGTTTTATACTATAATAAGAGTATGTGCGGAATATATTGTAGTGATGATAGTAATACCTTCGAGGTGTTAGAGGAAGCTAACCAATCTAGAGGCAACTTTGCTACTGGATTATTGTATGCATCTGTTAAAGGTGATAAGGCACATTACGGCATTATACGTAAAGAAGGTTCTTTCTGTATGGAAGATATGGGTGTACCTGCAGATTGTAAATTATTCCTAGGGCATAACCAAGCTCCTACTAGCAGTCAGAGGTATTTCCAAGACGATACATCACACCCATTCGAGGTAGGTGACTGGGTAGTAGCTCATAACGGGGTATTGACTAACTTTAAGGAGTTACAACAAGAATGTAGAGCTGTACCTCATAATCCGGTAGATAGTTATATTATACCATACCTTCTAGCCGAGAATGATTATAAAGATGGCCCGTGTGAAAGTGTAATAGAAGGCGAAATTAATAATATTACAAGAGTGCTGCAACGACTTGAGGGTACCTATGCTGTTTGGATGTATAATACCTGGAGTAATAACTTATATGTAGCTAGACAGGGTAGTACTTTATTCTATAAAGGAACACATGTATCATCTATTAAGGGCAATGGTTATATAGAGGTAGCGGAAGGTACCATATACAAATATACCCCCACAGGGTACGAGATAGTATCCACATTCAATCATAAATCACCGTTCTTAACACTATGAGACATATAGCACTATTTTCACAAACTGGTTCAGAGATAGCGAGCCTGGTAGAACGAGGAGTTAATCCATCCTCTATATTTTTTGATCAGAAAGATGATACTAAGATTGACCGCAGACTTAATATTAGTGATGTAGGTCATCGAATTGCAAAGAGGTACGTTAAGGATGTTCAGTACTTGAGAGATTGCTTTGGTGACCCATCCACATGTTTTATTACGTTACATGGATGGCTTAATATTATACCTAAGGAGATATGCGAGGAGTATAAAATTTATAACGGCCATCCCGGACTAATAACATCCTATCCACAACTTAAAGGTAAAGATCCGCAAGTACGTGCCTTTGAGGGCTGTTACTCTACTATAGGCTCAGTTATTCATCACGTTACCCCCGGTGTTGATGAAGGTAAGGTAGTCTTGTCGCATGGTGTAAAAAATGAATGTACCTCATTAGATGAAATGTTTACTACACTTAAAGACATATCACTTAATCTATGGCTTGATTTCTTTACTAAGTGATATTATAATTTCTATATGGATGATCTGAAAACAACTGGGAAGCCTCGTCAGTTTGAAACTGGCGCACAACGTGATAGCTGTGAAGGTAAGGTACGTATGAGTTTAGTACCACACAAAGCCTTAGAATCGGTTATGGTGAGATACTTGCAAGGTGTTGAGGCCTATGGCGAAAATAACTGGCGGAGAGGTATGAAACATTCCGTACTATATGACAGTGCAATGAGACATCTAATGCAAGACTTCAGAGGTGATGAAAGTGAAGACCACCTAGGAGCGGTACTGTGGAATGTAATGGGTATGATTTGGAATAGAGATAACAAACCAGAACTGGATGATCGCAAAGATTATGAATAATATTAAAATTTATAGCGCGACTAAAGGTAATAAGGAGGACTGCGTACTCTATAAATGTTTAGAGAGTTACGGGCTAGATCACCTAGGAGTTTCAGTACAATACGAGGATAAAAATACTAAAAGCCTTCAACAGTGTTACAATAATTTTATTGACGATGCACGGAAAAACAATATTGATATTGCAGTTATGGTACATGATGACGTACATATTAATACCCGTGATTTATACTCTCTTATATCTAAAGCTGCAGATCAATACACCGTATTCGGGCTCGCTGGTGCTACTTCTTGTAAAGTTAGTAGCCCTGCTTTATGGCATCTTATGTCAAAAAGGGAAGATCAAAGAGGGTGTGTAGCTCATGGAGATAAAGATTCGTATATGTATACCTCCTTCGGACCTGTACCGAGCAGATGTTTAGTTATTGACGGAGTCTTTATTGGCATCAATATTAAAGAGTTACCTGAAAATGTGAGATTTGACGAATCTTATCCATCTAAGTTTCATTATTATGATTTAGACTTCTCACTTGAATGTAATAGGAACCACGTTACAATAGGCGTAGTGGATATACCGATCATTCACAATAGCCCAGGACTAACTAAACCTGATAAAGAATTTTACGACGGCGAGACATACTTTATTAAGAAGTGGCGAAAGTAGTACAACATAAAATATAATGGAAAAAATTGATTTAGATTATTTTGAGAAGGTTTTAATATATAAAAGCTTAACTGATGAGCAGTACCTTGCGGAGATCATCGGTCATGTAGACCCTAAAATTATTGCCGATAAGAATATTAAGGTACTCTTTACCATCATTAAGAGCTTTTATGATAAGAGAGGTGTGCCTCCGACTCTCACTGAACTAAAGACATATCTAGTCAATGATGATGTTAAAGCTGCTCTTAAGACTGTTGCTGGTAGTTTCGATGAAATAGATAAGAATCTTAATAAAGATGAGTTATTAGATAATACTGAAAGATACCTTAAGGAAAGAGCTATTTATCATACAATGATGGATGTAGCTGAAGACATTACTAACGGTAAGGTTGATACTAGTTATATTCTCGAGAAGTTTGAAAAGAGCTGTAGTATCGAGTTGAAGGACGACCTTGGTATTGATCTATTCGGTGATATTGATGAGGTGGCCCGTGAGTTGAGTGTAGATGAACCGACACTATCTTCTGGATGGGACTGGCTTGACGAAAACTTAAATGGTGGCTTCTTAGCGAATGGAAGAGCGTTTTATGTATTCGCGGGCCAGACGAACGTTGGTAAGAGTATTTTCCTAGGTAATATTGCGACCAATCTAGCTAGAAAAGGTAAGAACGTATTAGTACTATCTCTTGAGATGAGTGAAATTATGTATGCTTGTCGACTTGCATCCGATATTACTAAAATACCTATTGCAGATCTTAGATCTCAAACACCTACGTTAAAGCATAGTATGGATAGCATGGAAGGTATGGGTAAACTTATTATCAAAGAGTTTCCTCCTAATACTATTACTGCTCAGCAGATTGCCTCCTATGTTAAGACCGTTCAATTAAAAGGTATTCAGATTGACGCTATTGTACTGGATTACATTAACCTGTTGAGAGGTTCACTTAACAGTAATCTATATGAGCGTATTAAGTGTGCTACTGAAGAAGTGAGAGCGTTGAGTTATAAATTCAACTGCCCTATTATTAGTGCTACTCAGCTTAACCGTACAGGTTACGATACAGAGTCACCGACTCTTGATACTATTGGTGAGAGTATTGGCTTAGCCGCTACAGCTGATGTTATTGTTGGTATTACTCAGAGTGATACAGATAAAGAACTTAATATCATTAACCTGCATATGATGAAGAATCGTTTCGGTGCTAACTTCGGTAGGAATGAAATGAGAATTGATTACGGTACTCTTACCGTATCAGAGGATGATACTCTCAATAACGACGATGGTGACTTTGGCGAGATGACAGATAAGCTCGATAGGATGAGCCTATAGACTGTATAAGTTGAGATTTTAAAAAGGAGCAGTAAATAGTTTATATGGGTAAAATACACGTATTTACTGACGCAGACTTAGATGGGGCTGGATGCGTCTTCTTACTCAGACAAGCCTTTCCAGCTCATGAGATATCTTATAAGGTAACTACAGAAAGAAGCTTCAGGCAGGACATTCTCAACTGGCAATTAACCGACAGTTTTAAGAACTATGATAGAGTATTTGTATGTGACCTCAATATTAAGGATGAGACATCCCTTGTCGACGTAGAGAACGTTATAGTATTTGATCACCATAAAGATCACGTAGAGGTAAAGAACGAATACGTTAAAGCTAAGCCGGTTGTTGAAGACTATACATCATGCACACGGCTTATCTATGATAAGCTAAAGCTAAAATCTAAGCTAAATGATTACCAGTTACTCTTAGTTAAACTCATCGATGATTACGATAGCTATACTTTGAGTATACCTTACAGTAGGCAGTTAAATCATATTTTCTGGAACTATACAGGCGATAGAGTCCTAAAATTCCTTACTGATTTCAGCGCTGGCTTTAATGGTTTCAATACATATCACAAAAGCGCACTTAAATTAGTTGAGAGTAGATTAGAAAAATACTTTAAGACTGAAAAGCTATACATGAATGATGTAGAGTTAAACGGTACCGAATATAAACTGATTGGAGGTTTCTTTTCCTTTTCGCCGAACGAAATATGCGAAAGAGCTCTTAAGGATCATGATGCTGATATCTGTATGTTAATGAGCACTAAAAATAAGACGGTAGTCTTTCGACGATCAAGTAAATGTACGTTGAGTATGAGAAAGCTAGCTAGTCAATTATCGGATGGCGGTGGGCATGACGATGCTGCCGGAGCAACGTTAAACGACAATATTATTAACCTTACAAAGCTTTTAAAGGAGATTAGCAATGAGTAAGTCACCTTCCCAAAACATGGAGGATGCAGAGTTTGAACACGCGTTCTACTCCTTTTGTACTTTTGTATCTCTCCTGCACGGTAAGAAAATGAATTTCCCTACTGTCTTTCTCAAGATTTTAGAGAACGAAAAGATCCGAAAAATGTTTATTGATCTTATAGGTGAAGAAAGTGATTTTGGAGCAATTCAGAAATTTATTGAGACAGAGCCCTCTATAACAAAGAGTAAATATGTGACAAAGTACTTGAATAAGAACAAACAGGTACTATCATAGTCATATATGACTCAACTAGAGAAAACCATCTATAATCAATGGTTGATAGTTTCGAGAGCTGTAGATAGCAAACCTTTCAAGGTACGTGAGAATTTTGATAAGTTTGAAGATAATAAATCCTATCCGGCTGTTGTTAAGCTAGCCAACTTTTTTAAAAGGCATCCTTCACTAGATATAAAGACTTTTTTCGAGGCTCCTTATTTCGTATACGACGATAAGTTCTTCCCTTTAGAGTTCTATAGTAGTATGAGAGCTATTAAAGCTTATACTAGATACCATGATGATTATCTATTGAGCAACCCAGATGAGAAGGTGGCATTAGACTTCGTTAAGAGTAGTCTAGTTTTTATAAATGACTTCTGTAAAAGCGTAGGAGTACCTATTGGACAGTATCCAGATTATATGGAAAATAACTTACCGGTGTTCTTTAAACATTTAGGCGAGCGTAAAATTTCTTTGTACATTCTATTTGCCTTTGATGAAATAGACTGTAAAATAAGAGAGTATAGAGGTAGTTTATATGTACAAGCGAAATGCTGCGCCTTGCAGAGAAGCAATTACATTAGAACGAAACTTTATGCTTCAACTAAACAAAAAACAAATATCGAAAATATTAAAAAATTCGTAAAAACAAAAAGGAACTAAACTATAATTAAATTATGACAAATATATCAAATTCAATGTTCGAATCTATCCGCGGTGCTCTTGCGAGTACTGAAGAGAAGTCTTCCGGACCTACTAATATCTTACGTACAGAGCCCGGTAATACCTATACTGTACGTCTATTACCGTTTGCTAGTGACGCTAGTAAGACCTTCTTCCATTATTACCAGCATGGCTGGAATAGTTTTGCGACTGGTCAATATGTAAATGCTATTTCGCCTCAGACTTTTGGTGAGCGAGACCCTATCGGTGAAGCTCGTTATAAGCTTTATCGTGGTAATGACGACGAAAAAGCCATGGCTAGTAAGATTAATCGTTCCGAAAAATGGCTGGCGAACGCATATGTAGTTAATGATCCTGTTAACCCTGATAATAACGGTAAGGTAATGATCCTTCGTTATGGTAAGCAATTGCATAAAGTTATTGCTAGCGCTATTGAAGGTGAAGATGCAGCTGATCTTGGTGCTAAGATCTTTGATGTATCTCCTAACGGCTGCAACCTCAAGATCGTTGTAGAGAAGCAAGGCGATTATCCTACTTATGTGTCGTCTAAATTTAGTTTCCCATCTGAGATTCCTGGTATGGATGATACTAAAGCTGAAGCAGCGATGAGTAATCT